ACAGCGAGTCCGGTGGAGGAGAGCGTACTAATCGCAGAACCACTAACATAACTTGTAATTGTACCCCCAGAAATTTGTAATGGAGCAAAAGCAGCACCGTTGTTGTAGTAACTACCAATAGTGTGATTAACAGAACTAGCACTTGTGCTATCAATGTTAATAGTTCCAGCTCCAGAACCTTTTTGAGTAATAACGCCACTCGCGCTCAACGTCGTGAACGCGCCCGTGGATGCCGTCGTCGCGCCCACCGTGCCGTTAAAGGCAGACGCCGTAATGGTCTTGTTGCTCAACGCCTCCGAGCCAGCCAAGGTCGCCAGCGTGCCCGTCGTGGGCAGCGTCAGCGTTGTCGTAGCCGTAGCCGTAAACGTGCGAGCAAACGCGCCCGCATGAGTCACGTTGCCCGCGAGGGTAAGCGTGTTCGCGCCGTTGTTTACGCCTGTGCCGCCGTAGGTTCCAGCGATGACTTGCGTGAGCGCAGCACTGCCATCGAAGTTGTTTCCGTAGATGGCGCGTGGCGTCGTAAGCGTGGCCGCGCTGCCAGTCGTGTTTTGATTGAGCGTCGGCACATCGCCAGCCGAGATCGCAGCCATGACGACATTGGTGCCGTTGCCGCGCAGGAAGTAACCCGAAGTTGTCGCGCCAGCCAAACTATTGATTGCGGCCTGAGCCGTGGTTTGTCCGGTGCCACCGTTTCCGAGCGCAATGGTTCCGGTAATGCCTACCGTCACCGATGCGTCGGCGTTCGTGATTGCGATGTTCGTGCCAGCGGTGAGCCGCGCAGCTTTCCAAAGTGCGTTCGTCGCGTCATAGACGAGCAACGCGCCCGCCGATGGAGGCGTGGTGATCTGCACGTCGTGGATTTCGTTTAGCTCGTAACCGTTCTGTACGCGCACGTAGAGTTCGCCGTTGCCGTTGTTCGCGCGCTCGACGATGCCGACGTACACGAGATGATTTGGAGCGTAAGGCTTCGTGCTCGTGAGCGAGCCAGCGGTCGCGCCGAGATAAAGTTGGTCGCCTTCGTTGTACGCTCCGAGCGTCAGACCATCAACTACGCCGACGAGCGTGATGGTTCCGGTTCCGTTCGCTGCAATGCTGGCGTCGCTCACGATGCCGAGCGTTTTCGCCGAGGTTGCGTCTGACGTGTTGTAAGCGAGCTTTACGCTCATGCGATTTCCGGTTGCGCCGAAAGCATAGACGACCTGACCTTTGGTGATCGCAATAGACTCGGCGTTCGTAACCGTAGCAACTAGCGTCTCTGCCGTCTGCGCGCCAGTCGTAGCAATCGAAATACCGCCAGAGCTGTTCGTGATCGTGACGCCGGTGCCAGCCGTGAGATTTGCGACCGAATAGCCGGTGCCGTTACCGATGAGTAATTGACCGTTGGCTGGCGCGGTTGAAACGCCAGTGCCGCCGTCGGCAACTGCGAGATCGGTTATGCCGGTGATGCTTCCGCCGGTGATCGAAACGCTCGCCGCGTTTTGAACTGCCATCGTGCCGAGTCCAAGATTGCTGCGGGCCGTGGTGACGCTCGCTAAGTCCGAGAGGTTATTGGCAACTTGCAGGAAATAAGTGTCGTTCTGCGTTGCTGCGCTGCCGAGTCCGAGGTTAGTGCGCGCCGTCGAAGGCGAAACGAGGTCGGAGAGATTCGACGCCTTGGCGAGTTTCTCGCCGTCGATTTCATTGAGTGCGGATTGAACATCCGTCGCTGCGATGTTGCCCGCTGGCACGTTCGTGATGTTGCTCGCGGTGTAATCGCCGTTTGTGGCGGTCACGTTTCCGGTGCGACCAAAGACCGAGGCGACTGCGTCCGTGTTATCCACCTTCGCCCAACCATCTGCGCCATTGCTGATAATCCAGTCGCCGACCGCAAAAGAGATCGAGGCAAACGTGCCGCCAGTCGTAACGATATAATAATCGCCGAGGGTCGTTGTCGCGGGCGGATTCGCTAACGTCGGCGAGTTCGTCGCAGCGTTCCACGTTCCCATGTAAGTCACTTGGCCAAGGATGGAATCAGGCAACTGCGTGAGCGGAATCTTGCCACCAGAGTCGAGCGTAGCCACGCCGGAGTTTGCGCCTTTCTCGGTGCTCGGAATCTTCGACGCGAGATCGGTGACAAGGTTCGTGACTTGCGACTCAGCAATCTGAATGTTTACCGCAGACGCGGCAGTTGCGCGACCTTTTGAGTCGAGCGTGATGACGACTGCGCTCGATGCGCTGCCATAGCCGCCAGCCGAGACGCCGCTCGTGGTTAGGCTTGGGTTTGGATATGTGCCGGTGAGATCGCCCCCAGCTGGGCCGGTGGGCGTGCGCGAGTCGGTAAAGCGTGCGTCGTCGCCCGCTGCAACGGTGCCAGCGGTCGTGCCAACGTCGCGCGTGGCGGAATTGCCGAGACCGAGATTTGTGCGCGCAAGAGCGACCGAGGCAACATCGCTGAGATTATTTGCGACTTGGAGAAAGTAGGTCGTGCTCTGCAACGCAGCGGAACCAAGACCGAGATTCGTCCGCGCCGACGTGACGCTGGAAAGATCGTTGAGGTTGTTAGCGCGGTAAGCGTAAGTCGTATCTGCGCCGGTGGCAGTGACTCCGAGATTTGTGCGCGAAGTCGTAACGCTGGCAACGTCGCTCAGGTTCGACGCCTTCGCCAACTTCTCGCCGTCGAGTTCGTTAATCGCGTCCTGCACGTTCGTCGCGGTGATGCTACCGGCGGCGGTGTTCGTGATCTGCGTTGCCGAGTAATCGCCAGCGACGGCGGTGATCGAGCCAATGCGACCGAAAACACTCGTGACCGATTCGCTGTTGTCCACCTTCTGCCAGACCGAACCGTTGTAGATTGCCCAGTCGCCAACCTTCCAGTCGGTGATGCCGTTAAGATTCGTCGAGCCATCGACGTTCACGACGTAGTAATGGCCTTTCGTTCCGACGCTAGAAGTCAGCGCAGGATTGTTCGTGGCCGCGTTCCATGTGCCTTGATAGTTCGTTCCACCGTCGGCTGAGATTTCGATGAATCCAGCAGCGGTTGAGATTGTGATGCCGTCGCCCGCCGTAATGTCGGCGTTTACATAATTGCCATTTGAACCAATCAGAATTTGACCGTTTGCTGGCGTGCTGATGAGTTCCGCGATTGAGACGTTGTTGCCACTACCAGCCGCGCCGCGCGCAGCGTTGAGCGTCCACTTGGTCGAGGTGCGCGAAGGCTTTTGCGTCGTCTCCTCGTTGGCAACATAGCTGTCGCCGTTGTAGCCGACGAGATCTAGCTTGTAGTAGGTTACGCCAGACTCCCATTTGCCGCGCGGGTTCAGCCCTTTCGGCTCGGCAAATTCTTTTCGGAGTTGGTCGATTTCGCCAGCGCGAGGAAAGCGCGCAAACTTTTCTTCAACCAGCTTTTCAACTTGGGCAGGAACTTCGACGCCGATGCGCTCGCCCGCTTCGGTGATTTTCTTTTCGGCAATCTTTTCGAGGTCGATGACTTTCTCTTTGTAGAGCGTGATTGCGGAATACTTGGCAGCGGTAGTGGTTTCAAGGTCATCGCAGAGCGTTTCGATTTTGGATTGCAGCAGCTCGCCGAGTTTCGCGTTTTCGTCTTTCGCGCGCGCGGACAAGAACACTTCCAGCTCGGCGCGCAAGTGCGGCTCGATTTGCTCGACGTTCTTCTCGATTTCAATCGAGAGATGCGTCCGTAATTCTGGCAACGAATCAACGAGCTTTTTCAGCTCGGCGCGTTGGATAATAGCCAGTTCAATTAGGCGATCAACTTCGGTCAGCGTGTGAATCATGTTTATTTATTTTCGGATTTGATAGGGCCACCAACCACCCAAGCGTCACAGGTGCGCTTTGCAGCGCATTTGAAATCGAAGAACTCGCAATAGCCAAGTTCGCCAGCTTGCTCAACCTCGCTCGCGTCTGCGCCGATTCCCTTGTTGATGCAATCTTTGATGCGCGGGCTGACGTTGAACGCGGCGCAGTTTCCGCAACGCATCGTCTTGGCTTCGGCGGGCGTCGTCTTAAACTGCGCGGCCTTTGCCGTCCAGTAATCCGTGTTCGGTTGCTGCGGATTTGCTGGGCCGTAATGAGCAACATCGACGGCCTTCTGGCGGTTGGCTAGGTTGGCTTTAATGTCCTGCGTCTCGACTGGGCATTGATCGCCTTCGGCCATTGCTTTCTTTTCAAGACCGATCTGCGCGTTGCATACCGCTGCGCGCTGCGATTCGTCAGGATACTCGGCAAGCATCGTCGGGTTACTCATGCAGCGACCCATGAAAGCATCGGACTTTTCACCAACGTCAGGCGTCGGAATGATGAACGCTTTGACTGGCTCCTTGCTCGCAAGCGCAACGATGCTCTCGGTCACTATTGGTTTTTGAGCCTCGGCGACCTTGCCAAACAGCTTCGCGCGGTAGTTGTGAACTGCATCCAGCCATTCCTCGGCACCTCCTTGGCGCGTGGACATGGCGTGCTCCATCTCGACGCGAGCTTCAAAGTCGGCTTTCTTGTCGGTGTTCTTGTTCAGACGCTCGACGATTGCGGTCGCCCACGAGTAACCCTCGTCGCCACCCCAGCCCATCCACGCTTGCCAGCCCTTGCCTTGCTCGTCCCAAGTCTCGCCGTTCTTGTCCGACTCGTGGCGGTCGAAGTACGCCTTCATGCGGCGCACGGTTTCCTCGGAGAGCGGGCGGCGATTCATGAGATCGCGCGCGCGAGCAATGCCCACGCTCGTCATGCCGCGTTGCGATGCTGGTTTCTTGTCGCGGACTTCAAGAGCGCGCTTGGCATTGTCGGCGATGGCGACCGTCGGAATATAAGTATTAGTTTCGAAATCAATCGTGACGAGTTTCGAATCGTTTTGAATTTGTTGCACCGGCTCAGATGGTGCAGGTTCTTGCGACTGAGATTGGCTCGCCTTTTGAGCTTCGGCGGCGGATGCGCCAACGGCATCGCCCGCAGCGGCGGCGGCGGCAGGAGTGCTAGGAAGTGAGTTCGTTGTAAGACGAATAGCCGTTTCTGGAACGCCGTACTTCGTCGCCAGCTCCTTGACGTAACCAGCTTCGATTGCGATTTGCTCCAACCGCGAGAAAGCATCCGTTCCTTCTTCGGCTGCAATTTCTTGCAGCGACTTCGCGCCTTGGCGGTTCTCGTTCATGTTCGCGGCGGACTCGCGGCCAACGTCAATCGAGAGCTTCGCAGGGAAACGCCATTCGCCTTTCGTGGCGCGGCGCAGAGCTTGCACCATCGTTTCGCCCGCGAGCAGCGTCGGAGGCGGAATTTCGCCGCGCGCGATGCCGTCGAGGATGACGGCGTCTTTGATCGGGTCGAGAACCTTGTCGGTGAGGACGCCTTGCTGACGCGTGAAAACACGGTCGGCAGCGGCGAACTCCGCGCGCACACTTGGGCCCTTGTAATCCTGAGTACCGAAAAGCACGCCCTCTGGCACGCCGACGCCCAGCGCAATCTCGTGCATGAGATGCTGAACGAATCCGGTGAAGGCTTGCGATGGACGCGATGGCATAACCTCGACGCGATCGCTGTTCTGGAAGTAACGAATCATTCCAACCTCGGTCAGCTCGTTCTTTTGCGTTTGCCCGCTCGGCAACGACATTGACGGATTCGGCTGGAAAAGGTTACGCGGATTTGCGACGCCTCGGTCGTTGAAGATGAGCGCGGCCTGTTGCGACGAGAAACGCACGCCCGCTTTTTCGGCTTGAAGAATGTCGTGCAGCATCCGCGCGGTCTGAATCGCAGAGTGAAAATCGGTGATGCCTCGGTATTGATCGACGCGGAACGGGTCGAAGTAATGGCAGAACTGATTCGCCGGAATGTCCTCTGCGCCGAAATAAACGCCATTCCGATCTACGCGATAGATGCGATATGCGGTTGGCTGACCGAAATCGTCGGTGATGATGCCTTGGTAATAGTTGTTCGACTCGACCGCTGCGCTGTTCGGGTTGCCGATGCGCGTCGCCGGCACGAGTTGTAGCTTCAAGCCTTCGCCCGCGCGACGAATCACGAAGCCGCAGTCGCCATCCACCGGACGTTCCTCGGCGGCAAGTTGCACGAGCTTCTTGAACGAGTGACGATTCGTCACGTCGCAGTTTTTGCACCACTCGTGGAAATAATCGCTAACCGTCTGATTGTAATCACGGTCGCCAGTCGTCGGCGAGTATTCGTGCGGCGTGAGATAGAGACCGAACTTGCGCGAAATCTCACGAGCCTCGGGAAAATTTTCAACGAGGTCGCGTGCCTCCCACATCATAACAACACGGTCGCGCTGGTTCTGCGTGCTCTCGGCGGGCTGACCATATTGCTTCGGCGCGTAAAGACGGTTGGTGCGCGCGGCGTTATACTCGAAAAGCGATTTCTGCACGCGAGCTTCCAGACGCTTCAACGCCCATTGTGGCGCAATGTTTTCAAGAGCGCGGTCGATCCACGGCTGATTTTTGACTAGCTTAGACGCGTCGAAGTTATCGTGTTCCATGTTTGTGTTTAGTTGCCGTTGAAAGAAACAAAGGTCGTATCCGTAGCCGCGCCGTTATTGTAGTCAATCGCATCGACGATGGTGCCGAGCATTTGATTGAGCTGGGCCAAGTCCGCGCGCGAAACGCTTTTGCCGTTGAGCGAGTAGCTTTGATTTAACAGCACGGCTTGAATTGCGTCGAGCGTCTTGCTTTTGAGCGTCGTCAAAGTAGCGACGTCGAGTCCGTAAAATGGGTTATCGAGCATTTGCTAATGCCCGAAACGTCAAAAGGTCTTGCGTCAAAGCTATCAGCGACGTTGAAATTCTTTTCGAGGTATCGTCTTAACGCAAAAGATTTCGGGACTGCACCCGAAGATGTAGGTTGAAATCCTACTGCCTCACTCCTTCGGCGGCGTGTAGCGAACCACGTTCGCAATCGTCGCCATGCAAAGCATCATCGCCGAGGTGTCGAGTCCGTGGTTTGGCGCGTTGCTTTTTACCTCACGCCATTCCCAGACACCCGTCCTGATCTCGACCTTGGACTCGCCTTTGAGGTGTTCAAGATAGAGCGGATTGACGTCGGCGGGCATTAGCCATTTTAAGTCGCCTTTGTTTTCAAGCGCGTTCGCCAGAATGTCTTTGAAGTAGTCGCCCGACCAATCGTAATAAAACACATCGCCGCCTCGGTAATCGCTCACACGCGGCTCGCTGAATG